ACTAACTTAGGTAGATAATGCCAGCCGCAGTATTTAGTGCAGAAATTGATTTTAGCAACGGTGCTTCCTTTGATCCGAGCCTTGTGTTAGATAATCCTGCAACATTACTTGATGCTTCAGTATTAGGTACTGCGGCGGCAGATATTGTTGATATAACACCTTATGTAACTCAATGCTACATACGCCGTGCTTTTAATAGATCATCTGATTCTTTTACAGGTGGCACAGCACGCATAACTTTTGTTGATGAAACAGGTGAATTTAACCCAGCCAATACTGGATCAAGTTTATACGGCAAGATAAAACCAATGCGTAAGATTCGCTTTACAGCCGCATATTTAGGCACAACCTATAATTTAGGTTCTATGTATGTACAGGAATGGAATTATCAAAGCCCTACTGGATTTGATCCAGCCTATGTAACATTATCTTGCGTAGATGGATTCCAATTATTAAATCTAACAACCATCACATCTGTAAGCGGCGGCACAGCCGGACAAACTACGGCACAAAGAATTACAAGTTTGCTTGATACTGGAGAATGGCCAGGTGGTATGCGTGATATTTCAACAACCGCAACCACCACTGTACAAGCGGATGATGGATCATCAAGATCATTGTTATCTGCTTGCCAGGTTACAGAAGCCACAGACTTGGGGGCTTTTTGGATGGATCAAAGAGGGTATGCCAAATTTTATTCCCGCAATGACATTATAGTTGCAGAAGGTGGCACGGTAACTAAATTCAGTGATATTCCAGGATCAGGTGATATTACTTATCAGGCAGTGGAGTTTGATATATCAGATTATCAAATGATCAATAAGGTAACTGTAACGCCAAATGGGTTGAGTGGTCAGACCGCAAGCGATTCTGTAAGTATTGATGATTATTTTCAGCATAGCCGGGTTAGAAGCGGCATAATGCAAACAGAATCAGATGCTTTAAATCAAGCAAAAATGATCATTGCATCAAGAAAAGAACAAGGCGTTAATATTCAATTAAACTCATTAACCGTTGATGCCTATGGCTCAAATGACCCCAGCCGGGTCATAGCCGCCTTAAATTTAGATATATTTGATCCAATAGAGGTAACCCAAACCTTGCCGGCAGGTAATGTGGTTACGGATTCCGTCATAGCCGGTTTAACTTATCAAATAACACCTAAATCTTTTATCGTAACTTTCAGTTGCGCCCAACCCTTTGCAGTGGGTTTATTGCTAAACTCGGCCATTGATGGAAAACTTGATGAAGATTCTTTGGCTTATTAGGAGATGGTAAATGGCAAAACAATCGTTTAGCGTTGGGCAGGTTCTTACCGCCGCACAAATGACAAGTCTGCAACAGACCGCAATGTTAGGTGGATCAACCACTGCTAAAACTACAAGTTATACTTTAGTAGCGGCTGATGCCGGCACTGTTGTATCAGTTAATAGTACAAGCGCAACTACAATCACAGTTAATACAGGATTATTTTCAGCCGGTGATACAGTTACAATTCAAAATTGGGGATCAGGTGCAGTAACAATTACTGCCGGTACTGCGACAGTTAATACATCTGCATCATTAGTGTTAGCGCAATATGAAGGCGGCACTTTATATTTTACAAGTGCTTCAGCATCTTTATTTTTTAAAGCGGATGGGGCGGCCGCGGCCAGTGGCGATAACTGGACTTTATTAAATGCTGGGGGTACAGCATTGAGCGCAAATCCAACTACAATTACTGGAATTAGTGCTAAAAATAAAATCATGGTAATTGTTGCAGGTGCTAGCGGCACATCTAATGCTGATTCAAGTTATATTCAATTTAATGGCAGTGGTGATTATTTTTATATTGGATTAGCCGAAACATGGGCATCAACTTATGCGGCATCAAATTTTAGTGTTGAAAATAATATGGCTTCAAGCCCAGGCGGTATATTTTATGCAAAAATGTCAAACACGGGTGGATCAACTTTTGGCGGTGCAGTAACTATGACCGGTTGTAATGCATCAGGTGTAAAAGCATTTCAATCAGTAGGTGGTGGAAATGCCAGTGGTTCAACAGGACAAATTCATTATGTCCAACAAGGTGTTTATACAGAAAGCGCATCAATTAGTTCAGTTAGTATCAAATTGTCAAATGGTTTTGCAACTTTTGATGCTGGCACAGTTTATGTTTATACAACCGCATAAGGAGAAAAAATGAAAAAAACAGAAAAAATTTTTAATGTGCAAACAGGTGAGGAAACAATCATTGAGCGTGATGAAACACCATCTGAAAAATTGATAAGAGAAAATTGGGAAAAACAAATTGCTAATGATGCGGTAGTTTCCCAAGCAAATGCAGAGGCTAAATCTGCGTTACTTAATAAACTTGGCATTACCGAGGATGAAGCAAAACTCCTTCTATCTTAATTTAATAATAAATAATGGCAATTATTAGAGAACTGACAAGCCCAAACGGTTGGTCGGCCAGTGAGGATAGACAAGCCATAGGCATACAATCTTTTGTTATACCTGGCATTAAAATTAAAATTGCTTGTGCAAAAGCCGTTGCGCCTTTGTTAATAAATTTTTGTAAAGAATTTCATGAATTAGTTGAGCCGATAAATGAAGGCCAACTAGATGATTGGGGATACGCTTTTAGGATGACTAGATCATCTGATCGGGTACTAAGCAATCACGCATCCGGTACTGCCATAGACTTAAATGCAATTAAACATCCTTTGGGCAAGTCAAATACATTTAATAAGGATCAGCGTAATACAATTAACCTACTGATAACTAAATATGGTTTAAATTGGGGTGGTAATTACAAGAAGCGTAAAGACGATATGCATTTTGAAATAGCATTAAGCCAATATGAAGTTGAACAAAAAATCAAAGAGTTAGGATTAAAATGAAAATTACAACAAAACAAAAAGAAGTGATCAAGTCATATCTAAGAAGCATTGCGGTGGCAACAGTTACAACTTTGTTGGCTTTAATTGCAGATGTTAAACCTGAATATGCAATCTTGGCCGGTGCTTTAGTTGCACCTTTAATCCGCTATCTTGATCCTGCGGATGATAAATTCGGGATTAACAGTTAATGAACGCAAACGATCAGATGGCATTAGTTGTATCTCTTGTTACAATAATTGCATCATTTATTGCTTCTGTGCGTTGGTTAGTTAAGCATTATCTAAGTGAGTTAAAACCTGATGGCAACGGTGGCCATAACCTAGAAGGCCGTGTTGCACGCATAGAAGAAAAGTTAGACACGCTGTACCAAATTCTCATATCTAAGAAGTAAGTCAGCCGTATCCCCTACCCTATGGCCATGAAGATGTGCGTGGTTGTACCTAGTAGGGGTAGGCCTGAAAATGCCGAAAGGTTAGCCCAGGCGTTTAAGGATACCGGTGCAGAAGCCGACCTATATATAGTTATAGATAATGATGATCCTAAATGGAATGAGTACGCCAAAAGTGAAAACTATAAAAAACTACCGGCAGATAATAAAACAGGTGGTTGTGCTAAATCTCTTAATACCGGTGCGGTTCTTCTTTTGGATATTGTTAAGTACCCTTTATATGATTATTTTGTTTTCATGGGTGATGATCACCTTCCTAGAACCCAGGGCTGGGATAAAGCCTTTATTCAAGCGTTAAAAATGGATATAGGCATTGCCTACGGTAATGATTTGTTTCAAGGTGAGAATTTACCAACCGCGTTTGCAATGAACAGAGAAATTGTAGATGAACTTAGGGGCATGACATTTCCCGGATGCCTTCATTTATTTTTTGATAATTTTGTCAAAGAATTAGGAATTGATTTAAAGTGCTTAAAGTATTTACCTGATGTAATAATTGAACATATACACCCGGCGGCAGGCAAGGCAGAATTAGATGAAGGGTATGAAAGAGTTAATCAACCTTTATGGTATGAACAAGATTTATTGACATTGCAACAATATATTAGATCACAAGAATATGCTGATTTAGTAGAAAAATTAAGATGAAGATTAGGTTAAGGCCAGCCCATACCGCAGAAGAATTAGCAAACATTTATAGTAAGCCACATAACCATTTAGCGTTTGCTGATCACATTGAAAGAGTAAACAAAAGCATAGAAATGCTAAAGGCATTTAATACTTATGAATCTATTGCTGACTTATCTGCCGGCAATGCGGCCATCATAAATGCTTTGAAGTCTGATAAAAAGTACATAGGTGATTTTGCTGATAGTTATGAATTTACAGGCCACATTGATGACACCATAGAAAAAATACCTGTGGTTGATTTGTTTATCTGTTCTGAAACCCTAGAACATTTAGATAATCCCGAAGCGACTTTAAAAAAGATTAGAGCAAAAACTAAATACCTATTTGTAAGCACCCCTTATGGTGAATCAGATACCAATAACATAGAACATTACTGGGGTTGGGATAATGAAGATGTAAAACAAATGTTGATTGATGCCGGTTTTAATCCTGTTGAATACTTCTTATTAGAGTTTCCCGGTAGTATCTATAATTTTCAGATGTGGATTTGTAAATGAACATATTGATTACCGGATCACATGGCTTTGTAGGTAGAGCCTTCAGGCGTGCATTACCTAATGCTAATTTAACCCTAGTTGATCTTAAACAAGGTGTTGATTGCCGTAAATTTTTTGCATTAGAAAAAAAGCAATATGATCTTGTAATTCATTTGGCCGCAGTAGTCGGTGGCCGGATGCTCATAGAAAATGAACCGTTAGCCTTAGCGGTTGATCTAGCCATTGATGCTGAGTTTGCATCTTGGGCAATGAGAACTAAACAACCCTATCTTGTTTATTTTTCATCATCAGCCGCTTATCCTATTGAACTACAAACACTATCTAAGAAGAAGAAGTTAAAAGAAAAAGATATTAACTTCAATAAAATAGGCAAGCCGGATATGACTTATGGCTGGTCAAAACTTACCGGTGAAATGCTTATGAATTACTTGCGTGAAGAAGGCGCACAGGTATTAACTCTTAGACCATTTAGCGGCTACGGCACAGATCAAGATTTAGATTATCCATTTCCATCAATTATTGAACGCGCAATCATGAACGCTAACCCTTTTAACATTTGGGGTAAGGCAACTACTACCAGGGATTTCATACACATTGATGACATAGTAGAAGCGGTATTAACTATGGTTCAAAACAATTGCAATCAAACAATAAACCTTTGCACAGGTCGGGCAACTACATTTATGGAATTGGCTCAAATAGCCTTGAAAGTCCTGGGATATGAAAAGACACCTGCTAAGCGATTCAGAATTTTAACCGATAAGCCGGCAGGTGTGGCCTACCGGGTGGGTGATCCAACCATGATGAGCGATTACTACACCCCAAAAATTAGCCTTGAAGAAGGTGTTGAGCGTGCTGTTCGCGGCCTTGTATGATCTAAAATTGACCTACTATGGCCACTAAAAAAACTAATAGAACTGTAAGGCGTAAAAGGCGTGCGCCGCGTAAGGCTGAGCAATTAAATAAACTTGAAACTCATTATGTAACTCTTAATGAAATGTACCGCGCCGCCAAAGCCGCCGGGTTTTCAAACGAAATTGCTTATTGGTTAATTACTGAGCCGGGTGCATCAATACCTGATTGGATCACAGGCAATAAACCAAATGAGATAGTTCCCCGCATTGATCCAACAGATGATGAGGATGAAGATTAAGCGCGACAAGTCATTTAATGCCCGCTACCTTGTGGTCAGTGATCTGCAAGTACCATTTCATTTTTCTGAAGCGGTCATCAACCTAAAGAAATTAGTTAATGCCTTTAAGTTTGATTTAGTATTAAATGTTGGTGATGAAATGGATTTTAATACTATTTCAAGATTCGCAGATGGTAAGGCTGAATCATTTATGCAAACCCTGGATGAAGATCGGGCTACCTGCCAGGATATTTTATTTGATTTAAAAACAGATGTAGTTAGTAGATCAAATCATTCAGATAGATTATACAAAGCAATACAACGCATACCCGGCTTGATGGGATTACCTGAATTGCAATATGCAAACTTTATGGGTTTTGATGATCTTGGCATCCATTACGCAAAACAACCTTATCCAATCCCAGGTACTAACTTTGTGCTATGTCATGGGGATGAAGGGGTCATATCTAATATTGCCGGTCAAACCGCGTTGAACCTTAGTAAACGCTGGGGATTTTCTGTAATTTCAGGACACACGCACAGATTGGGCTACACATGCCACTCAGAAGCCTTTAATGGCCGATTACAGAGGGTTTTAGTAGGGATTGAGGTAGGTCATACATGTGATTTGAAAAAGATGTCCTACACGCGAGGATACGCCAATTGGCAGGCTGGTGCGGTGATTATCCATATCAAGCGTGGCAATGTAAGCACAGAGATGATTCCATTTAATGTTGATGGTTCATTTACTGCAATGGGTAAGGCCTTTGGGTGATCTAAATCACAAAAATAATTGGAGAAAAGCCTTGTAGGTAATGGCATTTGTCAGCCCCTTAGTGTTTAATTGCATTTGTAAACGCAATTGACCAGGAAGGGTTAATTATGAAAGTACAAGTTACAAATGACATGTCTGCATTAGCAGGCATTATTGCAATGTATCAAAACGCTAACAAAACTATAACTATTAAAGTTTTAGATGATGTTAGTTATGAAATTACAAGAGATGGCCATACCTTAAAAACTAATATGTCATGGAGATATTTAGTCGGCTCACAATTAGTTAAACACATTGAAAATGACATTAAAGATGGTTATTACAAAGGTGTTAAGAGGATTGCCTAATGAAACTAACAAAGAATCAATTTGAAGGTTTAACAGAAGCCCAAATGGAATGGGGTACTAACACAGATTGGTTACAACAAAAAGACCGATTTGAAGATACGATCTGTTGGTCGCATCAGTTTATTTATTGGGTAGAAAATTATGCATCAGTTGTATTGGCTACCGAATTTTTAAAACAAAACCGATTTGATTACAGCATTTCTTATGATAATGCTATGGCTCAATATTGCTTTACAACTAATTATGCTGGCTCATGGGTGTATGCATGAACGCCGTAGCCTATGCAGAAAAGGGTTGGTGGGTTCTACCATTAAAGCCACAATCTAAAGAGCCATGTAAGTTTTTACGCCACGGTTATCTTGATGCCAGTAGCGATAAATTAACTGTTAAAAAATGGTTTAAAGATGATCTTGAATTAAATATTGGCTTAGCCATTGTGCAATCAAATCTTGTTGTTTTAGATTTTGATATACGCAATATTGCATCCAGGGTTCTATGGGAATCTTATCGCCGGATATGTGTAGCATCTAATACGCATACAGTTAAAACAGATAACGGCTATCACTTTTATTATCTTGCCGATAAAACAAAGCAATTTAAAGGCAAGGTAATACCAGGTATAGATATTAAACACAAAGGTTATGTTGTGTTACCACCATCTATACATCCAAATGGCACTGTTTATCAGGTGATAAATGATGTTGATCCGGTTGAATTACCGGCTGAATTAGAAAAGGTAATGAGTTGGAATTAGTCAAATATGACAAACAATCAGGTGCTTATGTTGATGAAAAGCGTAAGCATTTTGTAAAGGCTTCTTTAATCCGCAAACACGCCAAAAAAGCAATAGGCGCAAGGCAGGTTAGAGGAAGGCTATCAGCCAAAATGGTTGAAGCCTATTGGTTAGACAAGTTCAAGGAAGCGGTGAAATATGAACTATGAGATATA